AAGCTTGGATCAGCTCTTTGAATTGTTTAGAACTATTAAGCACTTGGCATCCTGCGCTCCACTTGTCTATATTAGTAGATTCTGTTAATTCATTAGCGCGATGGATGTTAATTCCAAATAGGCCTGTATCTTCTTTACCTTGCTCCTCAGCTATGCTATCTTTATCGTTATCTCTGAATACAGTTACCTTTTTAGACTGTACTAATGCGGTGTATTTGCCCTTATGCAAGCCAATGGTATAAGTATCTACGTATTGCCCTACCTTTAAAACTGCTGTGCCTAAAGAATTGATAGGATTATTTAGCCAAAATGTACCTGGGTTAGTTGTACCGGTATACCATTTCACCTCACCACCCTGCACCAAGCCTATTAGATCATCAAATTTATTAGGCTCATTTGCTTTAGACCGTATTCCTACTACGTGAATTGTAGGCCATTTGTAGCCAAGCTCTGTGAATTGAGCTTTAAGCTCTTCGATTGTTGGTGCTTTCATTCTTTCTTAGTTCTTTATCGCGTTTAGTTAAATAGACTTTGAGCTTTTTCTCATAGTCTTTACGTGTCTGCTCTTCCTTTGTTATCTTCATTTAGTTAGTAAAGTTACGAATGCTAAATCTATACCATGGATTAGCTGAATCGATAGCAGCTCTGCTAAAAGCTACTTGGCTCTGCCTGTTAACTACACGAATGGGTGTAATATCAGGTGAAGTATTATTGCTATATTCAGGATAATCTGCATTATTCGCACACAAGTAATCTACCAATCTTTGAGTGTAGTAGTTAGCGTTCTCACGTGCCATATCTCTAAGACTTGCTAACTCACTTGAAGAGATAGCTGTAGTGTTTTCTGATTGGCGAGTAACTAAGTTACCATTGTCGTGCTTATACATCAGCATCGGGTAAAGTTCTACCATTGTCCACCACGCTGTTGGCTTAACGATATACTCATTAAGTAGAGTTTCGTATACTCCTGCTAACGTGCCGTTCTCTATCTCAGATTTAATCTTATTAGTTAGATTAGTGCCTAACCAAAGTGTGATATACTTATCTTGAGCTAAGTAAATTGCAGGGCGAATTAAGTTAGTATCTACAGCTTCATTCAGCTGAGTATATTTCTTAAGGAATTCCTCGTTAATGAAAAGTATTTCGGGTGCTATTGCCATTGTGTTATAGTATTAATTTGTTCCTGGATATCTACCATGTAAAGAAGATTGGTCATAGGTTGCAGTATTAGCTTGAGCAAAGCCTTTAGCTATATCCTTTAAAGGCATGCCTGCACGTATAGCTTTAGCTACTGAGATTGGATCAGAGGATTCTAAGCCATTATCTTTTACAAATCTTCCCTTTTCACGCTTTCTAAAATATACTCTACGCTCAAAATAATGTTTACAGTTGACTCCGCCATGAAATAACCACACGCTATACGTACTACCATTGTGGCCCATGTTAGGATTAAGACTATTGCTATCTCTTTCCATAGCAGTTAAATCTTCGTAACGATAAACATATCCAGCTTTAGATGCGCTTACCATTTGGCGGCAGAACTTGCGGCTATTTTTACTAAGATTCTTAGAGTAAGCGTAACGTATTTTATAAAGTCCGCTATCCATTTCAGATGGTTTATCAGGATCAGCATAGCTTCTAACTGATGCAAGATTAACAGGCTCAGCTTCGATTAATTCCCACTCTTCCTCGTCTACTATCTCGCCCTTATCTTCTAAAAATTCACACCACCAATTCTCATCATCTTCTGTAAAGATTGGCTTCTCTTGTGGATCTAAATTAGTCTTTTTTTTTTGAGCAGATAGCTTAGCTACAGCGCTGCCTTCTGAAGGTGTAAACATTGCAGTAGCTACGTCAATAGGTAACTGTAAGAATTGAACTAAGAATACGATTGCTTGTTCTTTAGTTAATGCTCCACTACCCACAGCTGCTACAATTTCTAAAGCGCTTGCTATCTGAGCACCGTTGTAAGTTACATCACTTACTGATGCTCCTGCTGGTGCTACAGGTGCAGCTGTATTAGGATCAGTAGTTGCATTATCTGCAACAGTTGGTGTAGTTGCTGCTATTGCTGCATCCATTTCATCAGAGAATAAATCATTAGATTCAATGTATACATCAGCAGAAATACCCATAGCTTTAAATACTTCCTCAATTGAATCTGTAACAATCTGTTGATATGGCTCAATGATATTTTTATTAAAGATGCGATAAGCCTGCTTCATCTCATCAGCGTTGCTGCCTAATCCGCCTGCATCTCTAATACCAAAAAGTAGTGGCGAAGTAACGCGATGTGCTGCTAAGATGTTCTCTCTTGACTGAGTGCTTAACTCCATCCATTGCTTATCTGCATCGGACATAGGCACAAGGTCTAAACGTGGAGCTCTATCTGCTGATTCGTTGAAAGTGAATACTACCTTACCTGCCTTCTTAGCACCCATCATGGTCTCCCAATTTCTGCGAATAGCCATCTGCTCTTCGGGATCAGGAATACCGTTATTCATGTGAAGGAAGTAAGACGGTGCCATACCGTTACTTAAGAAAGCTCGGTAGAATTCGCTTATCTCTCTTGTGATTTCGATGTAATTAATAGCACTATAATAGTCAGGCTTAGGATAGTAAGCGCTGCCTGGTGTCATTATACCCACAAATAGCACTTGAGAAGGCTCATCACTTTTTGTAGTTGGGTTATACATAGGAATGAACGTAGGAATGTTTTTCTTCTTACGTATATCGTTCCAATCTTTAGAGTAATAAACACCCGGTATAACATCCTCGTCATTTGCTACAGCAAGCCTAACGTTTTCGTAAGGAAGATGGTTAATCTTAGCTACAGTTGTTCTATCTACTGACCAAATAATTTCTAAGTAGTAACCACCTTGCATCTTAGCGTCAAGCGTTATAGGCCTTCTAATTGAATTTAATTTAAGTCTATCTATCTCACGCTGAGCAGCAGGATTATTGCTCTTAAATTCCTTCCCTGCAATCATAAAGGCTATGCTCATAGTTAGTGCTGAGTGCACAGGTGAGCTATAGTACAAATCTATAAGATAGTCGCTGAATAAGTTAGCCTCGCCTAAGGTTACCCATCCTTTAGGAGTTTCTTTCTCTACTGCTTCTTGAGGCATTGCTGCGCCAAGATTAACTAACATGGGTGCTGAGTGTTGTATCTTATCCATTGTAGGCTATATCGTTATCTATTGTTAAGTTAGGCTCAGTAAATCGCGGAGTAGTAATATCTTCTACTATCAAATATCCTTTCTCAATTACTCCTACTACAGCCTCATCTGTTGGATCTAAATTAGTGCTGCTATTTTGCCCATAAACTACGTAGCTAAATCGTGCTGGGTAGTTAATTAATAGGCTTGCATCTGTTGGCTCGTTATCATTCGTGCCTATTTGAATGGTAGTATACCTATCATTCTGAGCTATCTGATTAGGAATAGCGTAAAGCTTTTCTAAAGTCTGCTCGTTAGTTAATTCGAGTAGGTAATCTGTATAACTATTAGCAAGCAAAAGCTCCCCTTCCTTTAGTGTAAGGTAGAGGAGCTGTGCTGCTGTATTTTTCAGTAGGTAAATCATGCTTTAAATATAGCACTAATTTACTTATAATGTTCCGCCTGTAACAGTTACATCAGCGAAGTTTTCAAATGGAGTTTCTGTTCCTGAGAATTGGTCAAGTAAGTAAGCCTTATCTTTTTCCTCTCCAGTTAGTGTGATGGTATATCCTGACATGTCTCCCTTGGCAGTTCCACTTTGAGTAGTGAATGCAGTAACTTCTACACCATCTTTATAACCACACATCCAAATGTTATCGTTATTATCTTGTACAAATAATACATTACGACCTTTAGAAATGTTTTGAAGTTGTAGTGAACGTGCAGCGCTCATACCATGGAATGAAGCTACCACAGTTTGTGTATAGTAAACAGTACCATTTTCGATAGAGATTGCAGCCTCTTCTGTGAAGGATCCTGTGTGCTTAGGTAGTTCAAATTCGAATACAGTACCTTCAGCAAGTGCAGTAACTACGTTAGTAGTTTCGTCAATAGTGGCGGTATTAGAGAAATCAGCATAAGCACCAAGGTAAATCGCTTTGATTCCTCCTATTGCTTCCTTACAATTTACTAAAAAGCCAGCGGTTGTTAGACAGCTCATGTTCTTATTTTTTTAAGTTATTTAAAAATACTTTGCAAAGAATGGGCAGCTATTAGCTAACCCACTCTTTTAACAAAGGAGTATTATTAGTCTACTAAACCTAATACGATGTCTCCGCGTACAGCGAACTGAACACCTGCGCGGAAGCGCATAGCCATTCTTACGTTGTCTGATGCGTCGGTAAAACTCATGTCTACAACCTTCACTTCATTCTGATCAGAAAGTAAATCTGTAGCGAACACTAAGTTTGCAGGAGTAGCAAGGATAACTACGTCATCAGCTATACCTGGGCAAACATAAACTTCGTACCCGTTGAAGGTAAGTGGGAATGTTACAGTACCTTGGTAAGTTTGCAAGTAACCAGCAGCAGCTAAAGCTTGGCGGTAAAGTTGAGCAGTCTTACGGTTAACGTAAATCTTAAGATCAGGTGAACCAATCAAAGTAGATGGCAAAGCATCTGTACATTCTTGTAATTTAGCAATTACGTTGTTAGCAGTCAAAGCAGTAGTAAAGTCTACATCGAATCCACCTACAGCGTTAATCAAAGAAGTTAATCCTGTAAATGAACCACCTTGCCAAATGCTTACTTCAATCTCTTGAGCAACCTTAGCAGCTAAGTGAGAGATCAAAAAGTCAGCGAAGTTAGCAGGAACAGTATCGTTAATGAATCCGCGGCCTGTTTGTGCAGCTTCCCAGTCTCTTGCAAATTCTGCCTTACAAACTTGTACGTTAACCATAAGGTCAGTAACAGTAAGCACGCGCTCAGTCAAAGTAAGAGCAGCATCTGAGTTATCAAAATCACAAGTAGCAGGCTGTACCAATCCTGTTGAAGCCAAGATTTTAAGAACTGCTTTGTATTTTACATTTTCCTTAACGGTAATGTAGTTGTTAGCAAGAGTATCTCCTGAAAGAACTGCTGCTGCAATGTACGGTAGCGCTAATTCGCCAGCGTATGAAGAGGTGATGGTCAAGTTATCAGCCATTTTTTTTGTTTTTTATTATTTGTTTTTGTATTTTGCTACTATTGCACGAGTTCTATCTTCGATATTGCTCATGGCTTTGATGTTTAAAGGTGCTTCAGGTGAAGCTTGACGAGACTGCTTAACAGTTGTAGCAGCTGGTGCTTTAGAAAGCTCAGTAATCTTAGCTTCAGCAGCGCTTAACTTAGCTTCAAATTCAGTAATTACGTTTTTAAGTAATCCCTCTACTTGCTCTTTGCTGTAAGTCTCAGCTACTTCTTGCTCTACTGTTACCTCTACTTCTGTAGAAGGCTCTTCAGCTTCAGCGATAGATGCGATTAAACCACTTGCTACAACGATCATCTTACCGTTATCTAAAGTGTATTCTCCATCTGCTAAAGGTGAAGGATTGCCATCTGCATCCATTACGAAAATCTCTACTCCCTCAGCCCATTCGGCAGCAGGTGAATAGATCATAGTGCCATCAGCTAAAGCACCCTCTGCCATCATCTCTACCTTGGTAGATTCTTCAACGGCAGGAGTCTCTTCTACTGATAATTTCACTCCATGCTTTGAAAGCTGTGGAGCGAACTTTTCTAAAATTTCAGAAATCATGTTCATAGTGTATTATTTATTAGTGGAAAAAATTAAGAATTCATTTCAAGTGCTTGAGCC